CAGTACTTCGTCCAGATAGACCGGAATCAGGTCGCCGGTGTTGAAGGTCGTTTTGTTGTCGCTGTTGCGCTGGAATCGGCTGCGGCTTACTCCGACCTGCGGATTTTCCGCGAATCTGTTTTCACTGTTGCGGTTCACTCACTCACCTCCTTATTTTTGTGCATTTTGTCCTTGGACTCGCTCTGATTAGCCTGTGCTGCATCGCTTGTTTTCGTCGAAATGCCCATTTTGCTCGCCCACTCCTTGGTGCCGTAGGCCATGATGTACTTTTCTACATCATTGTCCCATTTGTTCTTAATCTCGATGGGCAGCTTGTCAAACTCTGCTTCTGCGTCCTTGATACGTCCGTACCACTCGTGGTAGTTTGTCGGTGCGTCCGAAATATCGGTCATCGTCTCGCTGGTCTGCCAGTCCTGACTACCCAATGCGGTAGGGTCGTATGTTGCCCGCTTGATGATGTTTTCGATTTTGGTTTCATCCAGTCTGCTCTGGATGAGTGCATAGACGTCTGTCTCGCCGGTCTTTACCAGCTCCCGTCCCTCGTCTGTCACCCTGTACTCATACTTAGGCTCGTGGCCGTTGCCGGTCAGGCTCGTATGCCGTAACTGTCCGCTGTATGCGCTCCGAAACTCACTCATTGGGCTTTCCCTCGCATACGCACATGTTGGTGTTATCGACGATTTCGCCGGTCTCGTCCTCCATCGTGCAGACGTAGTGCAGCCGGAAATCCTCCGGCTTGACGCTGATAAAGCTGTCTTTGTTTTTCTGCTGGCTTTCGAAGAGCCTGCTTGCAACTGCGTCGTTCTGCTGCTCGAAGAGGCCGCTGAAGGTTTTGGCCACCTTGTCATAGATTGCATAATAACGTTTCAGCATTACAGTCTGGTACCTCCTCTCATGTTTTTCGGGCTTACGTTGACGGCCTTGGTCTTTTTTGCCGTCTGGGTAAAGACCTTTTTGTCTTTACCGCTGGTCATCTTGGTACGTTTAGTCATTGCCGTCATTCTCCTTGTCGTGCAACGCGTGATAAATCGCGTCCAGTTTCTCCAGGATTTCCATCATGATTTTGATGGCGTTCTTGACTTCCTTCACACTGATGATTGCCACTGTTTCATCTCCATTTCCGCCTTTTGGCTCCTGTATTTGTAGATTTCTTCTATGATGGCTTTCGCCTCTTCTACAGTATACGCTTTTTTAAGCTGTCTGTAAAGTTTTCGGATGAAGTATTCACATTCGTTCGGTGTTTCCGGCCCTCTGTATCCTTTATACAGTTGATAATATGCTCTGTCGTACATTTTATTTCCCTTTCTGCTTTTATTGTATTAAAAAGAGGGCTTGTCAAGCCCTCTTAGTTTATTTTTCCCAATCGAATGCTTTTGCGTCTCCTGTTCTTGTGTTTGTCCATTCAAGCGCCGTTTTATGATTTTCTTCTGTGTCGATGTAGTCTTTCAGTTCGTAGTAGTTTTTGCCGCATTCTGCGTATCCATAGGTTTTAAGTTTTGCTATGGCGTTTTTGTTCAGTCTAGGCTTTCTCATTTTTAATTCTCCTCTTCTGTGAAACATACTCTTACGCGGTGAACTTGGTACAGAGAGTAGATTCCCGGGTTTTCTTCCGCGTATTTTTTGAATGTTTGCTTCGCTGACTTCGGTTCTGCTGTTAGCTGTTGGATGATGGTTGCTTTTCCGCTTCTTTCGAGCTTTCGGATTTCATACATGTGTATCATGGTTTTTATCTTTCCTTTCTGTGATTTTATTATACTATATTTTTCTAAAAAAGCCAAGATTTTTTTAAAGTTTTTTGAAACTTTTTCGTCAGCTTCCGTCCCCTGCTCCTCTATTCTGGAACGCGTAAGCGCTTGCTGTGCGGAGCTACGGCGGAGCTCAGCTAAATTGATTTTCCTTACTCGCTGTGCGAGTTTTCAACACTTTCAACATTTTCAACATACTTTTCAACATCATTATACGAAATAGATTTTAGTCTGGTAAAGTGTTTCAACATTTCAACAAGTTTTCAACAAACTTTTCAACCGTGAAATATGCTTATTTTTTACGATGTTATGTTTCAAATTTATGGTTTTCAACTTTTCCACAGCCCCTACTACTACGGCTACAACAAGTTATATATAATAAGCGAAAATAAATAGTGGGCCTAATCCTCTTCTTGATAGGATTAGGCCCACTGACACTATAATAGCCCTCTGGCTTTTCTAAACCTCTGTTGTTTTGTCTCTTCCTCGACTCTTGCTTCCTGTTCGATGGTCAGCTCTGTATTGCTCATCTTGAGCTTTAGTGCATTGATTGCACTCTCCTGTCTCTTACGTTTTGTCTCCCACAGCTTTTCCGGTTGCTCACTCTCGTACTTTTTATCAAAGTACCTCGGTATTGGTCTTTTTTTGCCGTTAAAGTATAGTCCATCATCTGCGTACATCTTTTCTTTGTGGCTCGTGTAGTAGTCGTAGCCCAGGCCCGGATTCCTCGACATGCAGCAATAAGGCGGCGTCAGCCCTAGTTCTCTGTATCTTTTGTTGTCGTTACTGTATGTCTTTTTGGTTACATACCCTGCTACATAAGCCATTGTTTCCGGTGATGCCTCTGCGATGATGACATTGCCCATGCCCCAGATTTTGTTTATCTCTTCGCTTTCAAAGTACGGATTATCACCCCTTTTTTTCTTGAGGTCTGGTATCTCCAAACCATAATAAATGCCGTGATGATGTGGTCTGCCCGTGTTTTCGCCGTATTCGCCACAATAAAAATATCTCAGGTCTAAGCCCCATTTATTGGACATTTCTTGTTTTTTGCGCAGTCTCTTGTTAAAGCGCACCATGTCTTCTTGCAGTAGGATTTGCACTACTTCCGGCGCGTCTCCGGTTGTCCACTGATGCACTGCGCCTCTTATAATTTCGCCGGTTGCTCTTATCATACCCGGCACATACTCTTGATTCCATGTTAGGGTCAAAAACCATACCGGTGACAGCGTTTTTGACTCCATCAGCATTCGCGTTTCCCAGTCCTGCCGCTGTCTGAGTCTGCACCCCAGACATTTTCCGCATGGCAGCAGCATTACGTCTGTACGGTATGCGATGCTCTCATATGTTGCTGTTGGATTGTGTGTTCTCTCCCGGTATGTCTCTAAGGTCATGATTGACCCCGTTATATTGTGGTCATTTGGATTGTATACTCTGATGAGTGGTCTTGCGCAACTCATTTATCTACCCCTTCCTGCTCCTCCTCCGTGGCTTCTACCGCCACCCATTGTCGTTTTTTTGCCGCTGTTGTTGTTTTGGTTGAGCCACTGGCTCAAGTCCGGGAAGTCGGTCTGATAGCTGTTATAGCCGCTGCTGTGCATCTCGCCGCTTGAGTCTGTCCAGTTCCAGCTCTCGGCCTTGGTTTTGCTGTAATTGGCTACTGTGCCGGATGTTGTGGGCATACCTGCTGATTGCGTCCCAACATTTGGTGCGCTTATGGAGCTTTGCCCGATTGTTCCGTGTGCGCCTGTCGGTGTGCTTGCGCCGCCTTGTGCATAGGCAAGTATAGGGTTAAGCCCTGCTGCTTTCATGTCTGCCATGCCTCTTTGATATGCTGTGTTACTCATCCTCTCTTGCCATGCCCGGTTGGCTGCTGCCTCTGCGGAGTTGTAAGACATTGCTGCGTCCTGCTGGATACGGTTGTAAATGCCCTGCTGTATTGCTCCAAGGGTGTTTAAGCCCAGAGCCGCAAGTGAATTCTTATTGTTTTGCAGTGCCTGCATTCCGGCTGCTTGCTGACCCTGCTGGAGGAAGTATTGACCTAGATTTTTCGTCGTATCTACGTCAACTCCGCTCTCTCCCGTCATGGTAGAGCCGCCTTCGCCGTGCGCTTTGTTGTAACTGTCAGCTGAGGAGCTGCCACTTCCCGAGGTTCCTTTGAGTGCGTTAAAAATGCCTGTTCCTGCGTTTATGAGGCTGCTTACTCCGCCCAGTACTTTCGCCCCGGTCATGAGTGCTGGTATGATTTGAAACATATTAAAATAGCCGGGTTTTGCCCCGGCTTCCTCCTTTCTTTAGTGATGGTCGATGAGTCCCGGGATACTGTACACCGGCATGCATCGAGTCGTTTTGTTCATGAAGTAGAAGTCTGCGATGAAGTCCGGCTGGTTATTCACCGCCAACGTCCTCTTCATTTCGGTATCGCTCTGCTCCATCCATGCCGTACTCAGTGTGGGCAATGCGTCGTAGTCCTGTGCATAGTGCCAGCTGTCGAGGCTCTGAGTTGCGTTGCTGCGGAAAAGTCCAGTAACCTTACTGGGCTTGTACCTGTAGTCAGCCCATGCCTCTTGGTAGCCAAAGGCCTCTTCGTCCTTTGCGTTGCCCTGTGCATAGATTTCTTTGTTCAGGATTGCCTGTTCTCCGATGTTTGCCAGTACCGGCCAGTAGTAATCGTACCGGCCTTTACGGCTCCACATACGTTCGATTCCCTGTTGATACGTCTGGTCAGTACGGACAACGGCCAGCCCCATGATGAAGCCGTGTTCCGTGAATGACTTGGTAAACATAGACTTGTTCATCGTGGTTACAGACAGTGCTGCCGTGTTGCCCTGCGGACTTGTGCTGTCGGTGCTCGACGTCTGGATAACCTGCGACACGTTGATAGGCAGCCTGTAGCCGCCCAGATATTCCGGAATTTGCATTCGGGAGTCAGGAGAGATAACCCCAAAGTGCTCGCGCAGTACTTCGCGGTAACGTGTGCCGCCACGCGCATCTTTTTCGAGTAGCTTCTGGATCTGGAATGCCTGCCGCAGCTGGTTGATGGTTGCTGCCGATACGGTCGAGAGGTCTGCTCCTGCCCATCTGCCTGAGGCGCTCGGGTCTCCTGCTATGTTTGTGCCGGTTGGTCCTGATTGCTCTTCATTGCCGCCGGTGTAAGTTTTCGGGTTGGTCCAGTTGGTTATTGTGTAAGCCCCTTCTTGGTCGTACGGTGTTTTCAGCTCGCTTTCTTCGTACAGCATTATTTTTGCATTTCCTTGCATCGGAATTGCAATCGGCTCGCCTTTCTGAGGTTCCGGGAGCGCCCCGGTGTAGTAGTCGAACACCTTTGCAGCTTTGAGAGGCTTCGCCAAAGTGATGGCGCTGTCATTGGTAGCGCTGCCGTCGTTTTTGCCGGCCATGGTTGCGTCAGTCACCTCTACGAGCGTCGGTTGCGTCACGTTTTGATTTCTGAACCATTCGTTGTAGATGAGGCCGTATGCGCGGCCTGGTAGAGCACTCACGCTGATGCCCTCAACCTTGGTAGGCAGTCCCAGATAATCTGCAAGCGTACCTTCGGCCCATCCGCCCGTCGGTGCTGTCACCTGCGGCACACTGTACTCGGTTTTGGGCGCCCATGCGGTTTCCTTGTTTTCGCCCATAAACTCCTTCCAATGCTGCCAGAGCAGCCGGTTCGGGACGAAGAAGAAATAGAAATCGCAAAAGGCGTTGTCCATCACCGGAAAGATGGGCGTTGCCATACGCATGACGCAGGCCATGTCGATTTGGTGTGTGTCACCCGGCAGTACTTCGTCCAGATAGACCGGAATCAGGTCGCCGGTGTTGAAGGTCGTTTTGTTGTCGCTGTTGCGCTGGAATCGGCTGCGGCTTACTCCGACCTGCGGATTTTCCGCGAATCTGTTT